TTGGAATTGCTTTCGAATTCGGAAGAGGATAAAAATAAAAACATATAGACAGATTCATAGCCTGTCGCGATTAAAAATAAACAGATATCTGTGGCGTCTCATTTGGAGACGCCATTCTTAGTTCGTATATTAACACATAAATAAGGATACAATATGAGTAAAAATGTAGTAATGGTTGGAGCAGGTGTAGCAAATGTAAACGCTGCTACTAAACTAATTGATAATGGATTTGATGGTAAAATTACCATAATTGATATGGGTAAAAACCCATACGATAGAAAATATAGTGAGGTAATGGAAGGTTTCCTAGGAGCAGGTGGTTGGTCTGATGGTAAATTAACTTATCATACCTCAATTGGAGGACAATTATCTAAATATTGTGGTGAAGAAAAAGCAATGGAATTATTTGATCAGGTAATCAATAATTTTAAACGTTTCCACCCTAAACCAGAAGAAGTACAATGTTCAGATCCTCAAGCAGAACCTGATTTTATTAAACCCTATTTTGGATTACGTTTATTCCCAGTATGGCACGTTGGTACAGATTATTTACATGAGATAGGTAAAAATTGGTATGATTTTTTAGTTGATGGTGGTGTTGAATTTATTTGGGAAACTAAAGTAACTGATATTAAGTTTGATACTCAAATTGTAATAACGGATGCTAGTGAAGTAGATAACTTTACCCTAGAATATGACCAACTTATATTTGGTGTAGGTAAATCCGGTATTGACTTTGGTAAAAAATTAGCTGAAAAGTATGATCTACCAACTGAACCTAAACCAGTACAAATTGGTGTTCGATTTGAAGCACCACAAAAACATTTTCAAAAATTAATTGATATATCTTACGATTTCAAATTATATAGAAAATATGAAGACAAAGGAGTATCATTACGTTCTTTCTGTACAAACAACAATGCAGCATATGTTGCCGTTGAAGAAACGTATGGAGACCACAGTTACAATGGACATGCTAAAAAAGATGAATCATTTAGGAATGATATGACTAACTTTGGTATCTTAATGGAAGTTCAAGGTATAGATAAACCATTTGAATGGGCTAGAGACGTAGTTAAGAACTTACAAATAGATGGTACAGGATTATACTATAGCCCAACACGTAAACCATCTACAACATCAGAAGGTGAAAATGTATCAGCTATCCAAGTAGATACATTACATAAAATAGCAAAATCAATGCAACCATACTTTATGTATGTATATGATTTTATTGAGGACATGAAAAAAGTGTTTCCAACATTAAAAGACGATTGGGGTATTTATGTACCTGAAGTAAAATATCTATCACCTGAGCCACTTGTCGATTATACTAATCTAGCTCTCACCAAATATAGTAATGTCCACTTCGTTGGAGATGCTTTATCAGCTAGAGGTATAACGGTAAGTGGTGCACAAGGGACTTATGTTGCAGAACATATATTAAAAAATTAGGATAACACATATAAATTTCGTATATTAGACGCATGAAAAAAATAAAAACAGATTGGCCACAAAGTCAAAAACTTAAAAAAGCAGATGGAACTGTTGCCTATATTTGGGATGGTAAATTACATAATTGGGGGGGACCAGCTTTAATACCTGAAGGTATTGAAAGAAAAGGTGAATATTATTTGTATGGTATTCCTATGAGTAAAGAGGAACATAAAGAGGCAATTAGCCAACAGTCTGGTTTACCCTGGTATAAAAAACCAGCACCTAAGGGAATGAATCATAGAAATTAATAAAAAAAATAATATGAAAATAGGTTTATGTGGTACAATGAGTGTAGGTAAAACTACATTAGTAAATGCTTTAAAAGAATTAGAGCAATTTAAGGACTATAATTTTGCAACAGAACGTAGCCAACATTTAATGTCATTAGGTATTCCTTTAAATACGGACTCAACATTAAAAGGACAAACTGTATTTTTAGCTGAACGTTGTGGTGAATTAATGCATGATAATATAATTACAGATAGAACTATACTAGATGTAATGGCGTTTACAATAAATGCTAAATCAATACCCCATCAAGATAAAGAAGCATTTGAAACATATGCTAGTGAATTCATTAGAGAATATGATTATATATTTTATATATCCCCTTATGGGTTAGAAATTGAGGATAATGGGGTACGTGAAACGGATGAACATTATAGAGATTTAATTGATTTTACAATTACTACATTAATCAAAAGACATGGCCATAAAGCGGGCGCAATAGAAAAAATATCTGGATCTACAGAGGAGCGAATTCAACAAATATTGAATATTACTAACCTTTAACATATTTATAATAAAATCTAATTATATTATACAATGAAAAAATCTGAATTAACCGCCTTTATTAAGGAAGAAATTAAATCATCACTAACAAGTGAAGACACTCAACAAGATATTAAAGATACAGAAGAGCTAACTAAGGCAGTAGCGGATTTAGCTAAGACAAAAGAAGAAGCAGGTATATCAGAAGAAAATATAGGTTTAGCTGATTTAGAAGAAATGGGGTATGATGCTGGAGAACAAGCATTTGAAAAAGTAAAAGGAATGTTTAAAAACAGACCTGATTTTCAATCTTATAAAAAAGGATACATGCAAGGATTTATTGATAATGCTGGATCCTATGGCTTATCAGAAACTGTAACTGAAGATGAAGACGGAGAGGTATTCAACCCTGATGCTAAAGTTAAAAAAACTAAAGGTTTAGCTAAAGCAAAAGAAGAATTAGCTTTATTAACTCGTGAAATGAAATCATTAGCTAGAGAATATTCAAAAGCTGAAGGTGATGATAAAGAAAAATTAGTTAAAATCTTAAAAGACAAAACTAAATTAAAAAAAGAACTAGAAAGTATTCTAGATAATAAAAAGATATAATGTCATCTAAAGAAAGGTTTTTATATTTCGCCATAGTATTTTTTGGTGTCTATTATTTAGTTAATATGTACTCCTCAAATGAGGAAGAATACATTACTGAGTATAATAGTAAAATAGAAGCCTTGAATGATAAAATAAATTCTTTACATAATATTAATGAAGATCTAACATTAGAAATTAATGTGTTAACCACTCAAATATCAGTATTAGACCAAGAAATTAGTAAGCAAGATAGCAAAATAGTTATATTAAAAAAACAAACAGATGAGAAAGTTAATAATGTTGATTCTTATAGGGATGATGAGCTTGAACAGTTTTTCACAGAACGTTATAGACAGTACCTCGATTCGATTACAAAAACCGATAGTCCGTCTAGTAATTAAGGATTTAATAATTGGAGATAGTTTTAAAAAAGAACTAAGTTTAATAACAACCAAATATTCTTTACTAGAAAATAAGGTAATATTAAAGGATAGTGTTATTAACAATCTTAACTTTCAAATAAGTAATTTTAATTCTATATTATCAACTAAAGGATCTCAATTAGAATTTACTAAACAATTAAACAATAAGTTAAGACTTGAAATTAAAAAACAAAGGCTTAAAAATAAAATTTTAGGTGGTGCTGGTTTAATAGCAATAGGTGGGGTAATACTTATATTAAAATAACTGCATGTCAGATTTAAAAAAAGTTATACGTCAAGAATATCTTAGGTGTGCCCAGGATCCAATACATTTTATGCGTAAATACTGTTATATACAGCATCCACAACGTGGTCGCATACAGTTTAATCTGTACCCATTTCAAGAAAAAGTATTAACGTTATTTCAAGAAAATGATTATAGTGCTATATTAAAATCTAGACAATTAGGTATATCTACTTTAGCGGCGGGTTATTCATTATGGTTAATGACATTTCATAAAGATCGAAATGTACTAGCATTAGCAACTACACAAGCAACAGCAAGAAATTTAGTAACAAAAGTACAATTTATGTGGGAGAATTTACCCTCATGGCTTAAAGTAGATTCTGCCGAAAATAATAAGTTATCTTTAAGATTAACTAATGGTTCAAAAATACAAGCTAAATCCTCAAACGCTGATGCTGCACGTTCAGAAGCAGTATCTTTACTAATTATTGATGAAGCAGCCTTTATTGATAATATTGCTGAGACATGGGCATCTGCTCAACAAACATTAGCAACGGGTGGGGGTGCTATTGTATTATCAACTCCTTATGGTACAGGTAATTGGTTTCATCAAACGTGGGTTAAAGCTGAAAGTGGAGAAAATGATTTTTTACCAATCAAACTACCATGGTATGTACACCCAGAAAGAGACCAAAAATGGAGAGATGCTCAAGATGCTTTATTAGGTGATCCTAGATTAGCAGCACAAGAATGTGATTGCGATTTTAGTACATCAGGTGATATAGTATTTTATAATGAATATCTAGAATATTACGAAAAAACCCACATTAAGGACCCACTAGAACGCAGAGGAGCAGACCAAAACCTTTGGGTATGGGAAAATGCTGATTATACTAGATCCTATATGGTGGTAGCGGATGTTGCCCGTGGAGATGGAAAAGATTTTTCTACTTGTCATGTAATGGATGTTGAAACTAATGTTCAAGTAGCTGAATATAAGGGACAAATTGGTACAAAAGAATTTGGCCATTTATTAGTAGGTCTAGCTACAGAATATAATGAAGCATTACTCGTAATAGAAAATGCTAATATAGGATGGGCTACAATACAGGTAGCAATAGATAGAAATTATTCTAACCTTTACTATTCACAAAAGAGTGGAGAAGCCAATGCTAATTCGTATTTTGACAAATATCAAGACCATTCAAAAATGGTAGCCGGTTTTACAATGTCATCTAGAACACGACCTATGGTTATAGGAAAGTTCCAAGAATATATAGCAGATAAAGGTGTAACTATTCATTCAAAGAGGTTAGTTGAAGAAATGAAGGTGTTTATTTGGAAAAATGGTAGAGCAGAAGCACAAACGGGTTATAACGATGATTTAGTTATAGCATTTGGTACAGCAATGTACATTAGAGACACAGCCCTTAAATTTAGACAAAGGGGAATAGATATTACAAAACAGTCAATAAACAATATGTCTGTTACTAGAACACCATATCAGGGGAGTTATGGTATTAATCAAAAAGTAAAGAATCCATACGAGATCGACACCCCAGATGGAAAAGAAAATATTAATTGGTTATTATGACCATATTTATAACAATAATTACATACTAGATGGCAGATACAAGTGTATTTACAAGATTAAGGAGATTATTTTCTACAGATGTAGTAATAAGAAACGTTGGTGGTGACCAAGTCAAAACTATAGATTCGGGTCATATCCAATCTAGCGGTGAGTACGAAACTAATGCGTTAGTAGATAGATTTAATAAAGTCTATTCTTCAGCCCCTACCTCGTTATATGGGGCACAATTTAACTTAAATTACCAATATTTAAGAACACAATTATATTCAGAATATGATGTAATGGACCAAGATGCTATTATTGCTTCTTCCTTAGATATTATAGCAGATGAATCAACTCTTAAGAATGATATGGGGGAAGTACTCCAAATTAGAAGTTCTAATGAGGATGTACAAAAAATACTTTATAATTTATTTTATGACGTATTAAATGTAGAATTTAACTTATGGATGTGGGTTAGACAAATGTGTAAGTATGGTGATTTTTTCCTAAAATTAGAAATAGCAGAAAAATTTGGTGTTTATAATGTAATCCCATATACTGCATACCATATTGAAAGAATTGAGGGATATAATCCTGAAAACCCTGCTGAAGTAAAGTTTAAATGGAATCCTGAAGGTTTTTCTGGTGGTTCTTCTAGTGGTTATTATAATGTAGCGGGAGCTAATGGAGCAAATGATGATAGGGGTGGAATTACATATGACAATTATGAAATGGCTCACTTTAGAATGGTAGGTGATGTTAATTATTTGCCTTATGGTAGGTCATATATTGAACCTGCTAGAAAACTATTTAAACAGTATACGTTAATGGAAGATGCGATGTTAATTCATAGAATTGCTCGTGCTCCTGAAAAAAGAGTATTTTATGTAAATGTTGGTGCAATTCCACCTAATGAAGTAGAAGCATTTATGCAGCAAACTATTTCAAACATGAAACGTACCCCAATGATGGATGAAAAAACAGGTGATTATAACCTAAAGTATAATATGCAAAATATGCTTGAAGATTTTTACATCCCAGTTCGTGGAAATGATAGTGCAACAAAAATTGATACTACACCCGGGCTACAATATGATGGTATTGCCGATGTTGAATATTTAAGAGAAAAATTATTTGCTGCTTTAAAGGTACCTAAGGCATTTATGGGGTATGATGAAAATACTGAGGGTAAAGCAACATTAGCGGCCCAAGATATTAGATTTGCACGTACCATTGATAGAATACAAAGAATATTATTATCTGAATTACAAAAAAT